TAAATTTACACCTACTTGCAGGTCAGCGTTAACTGCCCCGACGAGGCCAGAACCAAAGTCCATAGACCCGTGATTTGTACCTGCCCAAGCACTGGGAACCACACCCAAACCCAAATTGCCATTGGCGTCGAGCAACATTGATTGTATGGCGCTGGAACCATTAGATGTCGCTTGATAAAACCCAATTGTTCCTCTGTTGCTAACGTCTGGGCCGCGAGATTCGATGTTAAAAAGAGTCCCATTAAAGCTCAAAGTTCCTGAATTTTGGCTGGTTGTTGTCGGCCCTAAAACTCTAATAGCTCCAGAACTTTCTAATTTTTCATTAGGTGCTGAAACGCCAACACCCACATTGCCGCTAAAGGTGGCGGCACTTGTAGCCTTAGCGATACTTAAAGACATTTGCCCATTGGTGTTATAAATCTCAAAGGCGTCAGTCTCACTTGCTGCACCGTGACCTATAAGCCACTGGTCAGTGCCTGAATCTGCAAACGCAACCCGCTTCGCCTTTCCCGCTATACCATTCAGCCTGAATTCAACGTTAGTTGCGGCGACAGCACTACCTACAGTTGTAATAGCCCCGCTAAAGGTGGCGGCTCCACCAACATCCAATGTCCCAGCGATAGCAATATTAGTATCTAGCTTCGCGCTCGTTACAGTCCCATCAACAGGTACATTGATCTCTGTCTGATTCATTGTCATAACTTCGACTGCTGTACCAGTTGGTGGAGCTGTCGAGAATGTTAGAGTAGTACCAGAAACACTATAGTTAGCCTTGCTTTGATAAACACCATCAATAAAGACCTGTGTATTATTTTCATTAACAGGAACTATAGAAAGCGTCATTGCAACAGTAGCACCATCGCCTGTCATTGAATCAATATTCAGGTTAGTGCCTGATACAGCACCAGCAATGCTATAGATAACAATCTCTCTAGTATCAACAGGAGCTATACTAAATGTCAAAGTAGTAATGCCTGAAGCAGTTAAAATGGTATAAGCACTTTGCTGCTGGAATACACCGGCAATAAAGACTATCAAGTTATCTTCAGAGTTAATTACTTGCGATAAAGCATAATCAGTTGTAACACCATCGCCCGTAAAGGTATCAGTTGTAAAAGTATTACTACCGCCTCCACCGCCGATTGAACCCCACTCACTGTTTTGGTAGCCTTCAAACTGCTCATTGGTTGAGTTATAACGGAACATACCATTAACCGGAGAGCCATCTCTTTCACCTGTTGTGCCTGCTGGAACCTTTACAGAGCCTGTGCCTGTCATGGCCATGTTAACAAAGGTTGGGCTATTTGTAGTTGCAACGCCTTGATCAAGAGCTTTTACAGCTACAATGTCTGTAAGCTCGCTGTCCATTAAAGCGCCAGCAGCAGTTACATTAACTGTATCTGTTACATCTGCTAAGGCTTCAATGTCATTTAACTTAGTGTGATCAGCATCTGTGAAGACATTAGAATCTATAGCGGCTTCAACAAGCGCCCTAATCTCAGCAGCAGTTTGGTCAGCAGTAGCGTTTACTTCAATACCGTCTAACTTAGTACCGTCTGTAGCAACATCACGACCATCTACTGTTCCACCTACAGTAATATTACCTGTAGCGCCTACTGTAGTGAATGAACCTGCCGCAGCAGTAGCTCCACCAATAACTGCACCGTCAATTGTACCTCCATCAATGTCAGGACTAGTAAGTGTCTTGTTTGTTAGAGTCTGAGTACCTGTAAGAGTTGTTACAGTACTATCAATGTTGTGCGTAACTGTACCAGTAGTTACTACACTTGTAATACCTGTACCACCAGTAAAGGTAATAGTCTCTGAATCTAGATCAATAGAGTCTGTACCTGTATCACCAACAATATCTAGGTCTTGTGCTGTTACCTGTGAATCTACGTAAGCTTTTACACTTTGTTGAGTAGGTACAAGTGTTGCTGAATTAGATACCATGTTATCTTCATCAACCCAAGCAGTAACAGTTATTGCACCGTCATTAAGGCTTCCGAAAGTTAAGTCAGTAATAGTTGTAGCAGCAATTGTACCGCCTTCAACTTTATTGCCACTTATTTGATTATCAGCTAAAGTTAAGGTGCCTGCTGAAACATCAAAAGTTTTACCAACTCCTACAGTGATATCAGCTTCGTCTATAGTACCGCCATTAATATCAGGACTAGTAATTGTTTTATTTGTTAAAGTCTGTGTACCTGTTAATGTAGCTACAGTGCTATCAATATTATGTGTTACAACACCTGTAGTTACTACGCTTGTGATACCTATGCCGCCTGTAAAAGTAATAGTTTCAGAATCTAAATCAATAGAATCTGTCCCAGTATCACCTACAATATCTAAATCTTGAGCAGTTACTTGAGCATCTATATAAGCTTTTACAGATTGTTGAGTTACAAGAGCAGTAGCACTATTAGAAACAAGATCATCTTCATCTAAGATTGTTGTTACAGTAGAGCCGCTTGTAAGTACTAAGCTATCAATATTTGCAGTACCGTCAATAAAAATATCTTTAAACTGTAGGGATGCAGTACCTAAATCAATATCATTAGTTGTTACAGGAACTATTCCACCATCTTGAATTCTAACTTGTTCTACAGCGCCTGCACCAACTTGTACAAACACACCCCAACGATTGTTAGTACTGTCAACTACAATTTTATTAAAGAAGTCAAGATCACCGATAGTATGGATATTACCACCTTGAGCAGGAGTTCCATCGTGTCTATGACCTGTTGCACCAACATCAACAGAAGAATAAGCAAAGGTATTAACTAATTGGTTATATTCATTGTTAAAAAGAGAGGCTGTAATAGTATCCCCGTCAGATAAGGTACTTTGCCTAGTATATGTTTGTGCCATGTTTTTTTATCTCCTACCTGCGGGTACATAATCAATGTATAAACCATTGATCGAGTATGGGGATGATTGATCATCACTTGTAATTTTAAAACTGCATGTATTACCGCTACCTTCTACCGGCTGCCTAACCATAGGATCATTAGTAGCTCCAAAAGTAGCAGCGTCAAAAATAGCAATACCAAATGTAGCTGGGGCTGGTACTGTATCTAAAATATAATCAGGCGGCTGCGTTACTTGAGGATCTTCATAATCATAACGAACCCTTAAAGTAGGCTGTACTGCACCTTCAGGACTAAAAGAAATTCTAGCATATTTTAAAGTCTTTCGAGTTCCGATGTCTCCAAAATCATAATTAGGTGTTTGGTAAACAGCATTAATATTCGCATTATTAAAAGAAAAACCATCATCATGAACATATATATAACCGTTCCTATCGCCATGATAAGTATGTTCAATGTTTTCTGAATCATAAGCAGAGTGTAAACCTCTTGCCTGAATACCTACAGATTCAGACCATTCAAAGCCATTAGCAGTTAAAGTGCCTATAATGCCTCTAGAGGTCACAGCACTTTCAGTAGGGTCACAGTAGAATAATCTATATTGTGATTTCTTTCTTAAGACAGTACTAGAGATTGTGTACTCAGTAATAGAGCCAGCTATAGCACTAATGATACTTTGTATTTGGCGGCTTACGGAGCTTAACTCAACGTCAGAAATTCTAGTTGTACCAGCAATAGTCCGTATACCATCAGGTGCTAAAAAGACTAGATCGCCACCAATCTCTTGAATACTTTCACCGCTTAGACAGCCCACATTAGCTGTGATCTGTACAATTTGCACATCAGCAGCACTATCAATATTATCTAAACGGTGGATAGTGTTTTTACAAAAAATGTAAAGAGAATCTCGAAAGCTCTTTATACCTACAATATTGTCATCTAAGGCTATCGCGCCTGAACCTACACCTGTAAAATCTTTATCGTCATTAGTTCTGCTATAATAAACAGTAGAAGGAGCGTTTAAAGTATCTACTACACATAAATGACGGCTTACTAAAGCAACATATTTACCAGCAGCAGGAATATTTATTTCTTGAAAAACAAAAAGTCTGGTTGCGCCTGTGCCTTTAATATGAAAATGAGCTATTTTATTTGGGCCTGTCGCTATAGTTAAAGACCCATAAGGTGTATTACTATGTCCTGTAGGAGCTAACATTAAAGCAAATTGAGCTTGTTCTTGATCAGGACGAGGTAAAACAGTAGCCGTTGCTAAGTCTGCTTCTGTAACACCTGTGTGGTTTGTGTCTTTATTGATTTGAATCCAAGTATTACCGTTGTCGCTATAATAAATATTAGTTCCTACAACAACAACAGCTCCTAAGCCGTAGGGATAAACACCTAAGATAGGCGTATCTCCAGCAGGTCTTGAAGTACCATAGAGTGTAAAACCATTTATTCTTCTATAGCCACCGTCAGGATCTACTTCAAAGTTTCTTAAAACCGTAGCAAGGCCCGGCTGCGAAAGCATCTCAAGCTGATTTAGGTTGGTATTTAAACCACCTTTACACGATACGCCAAAGGGTTGTGACATTAAATAAA